CCTGATCCTAACATGTTGTTTCCGGACATGTTACCGGTACTTGCGCGTAAAACGACCTCCAACGAAAATCGTTGCGCAAGTTCACTTTCAAACGTCCTTTCGAAGTTCGAATCGTTTGTGGCTGCTTTGGAGAAACTATATGGAATCTCTCTAGCAAGGCCTCAATTCGAAACTCTTAAGTCACTAAGCAAGTTCTGCGAAGGACTTGTGGAAAAGGACGCTTCCCACCCGTGGCGAGATGCGGTGAAACATCTTGCGGCTCAATCTAGGTTCGGATTGAGTCATTCTTTATTTCTCTTTCGGAAGGTTATTCCAAAGGAGAAACCGAGTGTGGAAAAGTATTGCGAGACACTTTCGTGCCCGCAAGAAGCACCTGATCCCGATTTTTTAAGGTTCGCCTTGAAATTGACAAGAAGGCTGTTTCCTGTGGGGTGGGATCGCACCTACAATGACAGAGCTCTTACGAGCTCTCTCCCGACAACGTCCTGTTCTGAACAGGGACGGAAAGAGGGAGGTTGTAGAGGACTTGAGGCTGAGAAGAGATGGCAACGTAGTGATTTTTGCAACTACGTTCTCAACTCTTCGATCTCAGCAAGGAAGGAGCACTCGGTTTCGAGAGTACAGGCGATAGAGACTAGCGGCAAATGGAGGATAATTGCTATTCCTCCAAGAGTCGATAATGCTCTTCGCCCGCTTCACAAGGCAATGTACTCTCACCTTTCCCAGTTCCCATGGCTCCTACGTGGAGATGCAAAACCGAATCGATTCAAAGAATTCACCCCTGTGGATGGTGAAGTCTTTGTGAGTGGCGATTACGAAAGCGCCACTGACAATCTTAATTCGGCTCTCCAAGTAGCGATCCTTGAGACTTTGCTCGACAGAAGTTATACTGTGCCACAAGGTATAATTGAACACGCTGTCTCGACTTATTCGTCTCGTCTTATTGACGAATCTGGTCGATCCTATGTCCAACGTAGGGGGCAATTGATGGGTCAGCTAACTTCTTTTCCTATGTTGTGCCTCATAAACTACATTACGTTTCGGTATTCGGTACCACGGGATGTTCCCGTGCGTATCAATGGCGACGATATCGTTTTTCGTGCGACGCCCGAGGAGTACTCTTCTTGGGAGCGTAATGTGGTGAAAGGGGGGTTAACCTTGAGTAAAGGAAAAACGTTCCTACATCGTAGGGCCTTTACTCTTAACTCCACGCCCTTTTGGTCGTGTAGAGGTGGTGCTAAATTGGTGGGTTTCCTCCGGTCTAGTGCTTTGTTTCCCAAGGGAAGCATAACCGAGCAGATTGTCTCGCTGAATGGTCGTTTCTATTCTGCGGGACCTGGTTTTGGGAGAATTAGAAAGAGGGTTGTTCACCGTCTTTTTATCGATCAAAACCAGAAGGCGATTCATGCGAGTCGCCGGTCTCTCACTCGTGGGTTGGGATTAGCTGTGGATGAGGAACTTATCAAAGATACAGGTCTTTGGTACAGGGAACTTTTCTACCTTGAACAAGTAGAAGAGCGACCGTTGCCTGTGGTGGGTACACCACTTCCTCCAGGTTGGAAACAAGTGAGTTCGTCTTGGATGTCCTCGGACATGATAGAGGAATGGGGGCGTCGTTGGTCTGACGCCTGTGTTTATCACGCTTGGACCGCCAATTATAACCCGAAGAGCGTCTCAGATGACATTTCTATGGACAAGATCCGCATGGGATGCTTGCCGTATGGCCTTGGTACTCTTGTTAGTGCCAAGGTCAGACGCATGTTGAAAATGTCGAGATCTGCTGTCTGGAAGTGGGTGAATCTCAGACGGAACCCTTCCGTGTTCGGAAGGGTTAAGAGAAATTTAGGATCACGTGTGTGGGTTGAGGTGGACTTGCTTGCTACTCGCACGCAAGTTGAATTTTTAGCTTCCGCCTCGACCGTGTTTAGCTAGTTGCATACGAATCTACAACTACGTGGCACTTCTCAGTGGGGAGAATTACCCCACACCTTGAGCTTCTCAACGGTGCTTTGACTAAGATGTGATAGTTTGTATTTGGGAAATCCTTATACGGCATTCCCGGGCCTTTAAGAGGCATTGTCTAGACTAAGTCGATGATGACATTGCTGTCCCGGAACGAGTTACACTTGATCAGAGCACCCGCGACTGGGTAACACCCAGAGTCCCGCTTGCATCGTACTGCTTAGGACGGAATGTGTGGGTGAGTGTATCAGTAGCTGTAGACAAGTTCGCTTTTCTACATTTCGGCATAAGTGTAGTTAATGATCTGTGATACAGATTCCTTATGCGCATGCTAGTGAACAGATCGAGGCCTCCGCCAGAAGCGTGGCCGCGGCGGCCGCAACGGGTGTTCTTCGG